AAGCCGGGTAGCCACTCCTTCTCTTCTATACCGGCAAGACTTGGCAGCCCCCCTTGATCGGTAAATCCAGATGTCAAATTCCTCGCTAACTTTACTGCATCACCGAAAGACACCTGGCCGGCAGCAACCATCTGAGCCAGTATCCTATTCTGTGTCTCTTCACTATATCTAGCCAAAAGCGTAGGCTTGGCTGCTATCTGCGCCATAATTCCAGCCCGAAGGTAATCTTCATAAGAGACATCAGGTTGATAAAACTTCCCTGGTTCAGCTACGCCAGTTATCCCCCGATTCCTTAGTCCAGTAAGCCATTGATAAGTCTCAAAATCAGTTGGCCCAGTAGTCGGCCAGGCGAATTGACCTGCCTCCATCATTTCTCTTACTTGTCGAGGCGGTTCTCCCTCGCCAAACCAGCGCATATAAGGTTGCCCTTCAGGAGTGGTGGTAACTATACCACCTTCAGGTACTTCGCTACCGGGATAGGGACCATACTTTTGGCCAGCACCTCGAGCGGCCAGCCAATCAGCATGAGAACGAAACCCCTTTTTCCTTAAATTCCAGTCCTCACCAAATTGCACATCTTTCAATACTCCAGGGTCCAGGAACTGGCGCTCATACCAATATATCTGTTCTCCTGTCGGTGTCCTACCTTGAGAGGCCATCCAATCAGCCCAACCCTGCCCCTTCTGACTACGAGCCCTGTAGCCACCCTGTCGCAGCATCTCTTCAAGAGTTTCCCCGGTAGTACCGCCTTTGCGCTTTTTCTCTTCAAGAGTTTCCCCGGTAGTACCGCCTTTGCGCTTTTTCTCTTCTAGTAATCTACTCTCTAACAATCCAGGCATATCACCTACCTCTTGTCATTCCCATTCTTGCCAGCCTTAAATCTTCCTCTATCTCGGCTGGAGAGCCTATACCGCCACCCCCCGGCTGTAACCTGCCAGCTTCTGGACTACCGCCGTTTCCACCACCTTGAGCCGCTTCCTGAAGGACAGCGAAAGCTAGTTCAGGTTTGTCAGGACGGTCTTTCAACAATGCGGCAGCAATCCTCATCTTCAACACTACAGGCAGTAGATTGCCCTTCTCTTTATAGATATTACCCATCTCGGCATCGGTATCTTCAACACTGATATATCTGTCCATTATAGACTGTATCGACATTAGATTATTTTGAGCCAGAGTAGCAGCACTTCGAACCTTGCCCCACTCATCTTCAGGTAGTTTAGGCATTAAGGTCGCCTGGATATGCCTGTCATCGCTCACATCATCCTTTCCCGGTATGATGTCAAAGTATTTATTACTGCTATCCCAACCCCTCAGCTTCATCTTATTGTAACCGCCGCCGTGGTACTGTACCTTCAACTCGTTTACTATCCACTCCAGAACTTCCTCTACGCATTTCTGACTTGGATACAAGATAGAAGAGGCAGCTTCCATTAAGAGGCTTGTACCAATACCAGTGGAAGGAAAGGGAGTCTGACCTTTTAAGATTGAAGCTGCACCACCAGCATCAAGGTCATGCTGAACCACACTGAGTAATCCCGATGTATCCTTTGGCATCTCAGGCTTATAAAGTTCCTTTACCTCTTCTCCCTTCGACCTATCCAGATAAACGATTGAACCTGAATAGTAAGGATTTTTATCAAAGAGAGGGGGAGCAGCTCCACCACTGCCATCAAAAGTAACAGCCAGCGGATTATGAGCGCCCATTTTAACGATAGTCCTGAGAAGGGTAATCAACTCATTCTTAACATCAACAATATTACGGTCAGGAGCAAAGATTGACTCTCCCCAGGCTGAGATAGTATCTGAGAGCTCAATCGCCTGAATATAGGGGGCCGAGCCGACTTGAGTAATTAAAACCGGTATATGACCGATATTATGTTCCTGTCTAATAACCTCATTTCTTTTACCACCAAAGAGAAACTTCCGTAGCTTACCACCGGAAACAATATATGTAATATGCCATTTCGTATCCCAGTAGTCTCTAACAGCCACATCGCCAGAGATATTGGCATCTGGGAACTCTGCTTTAGCATTGCTTTCCTTGATATACCGAGTATGGCAAGCCCAATCCAATTCGCTCCGACCTAATCCCCATGTAGTATTTAGAATATCCCATATCCTCGCTACTGGATATGTATTCCTCTTATCATCATCTGTTTTATTAAGAACGGCAAGACCTCCCACCCATCCCCTTACCGGAGCGAAGAAAGAGGACTGAGATTGTATCGAAGGTTGCATAATGGCCCTCAGCCCTTCATTGGCCAGCCGGGTTACACCATAGCCGAATCTCTCGTCATTCGCGGACTCTTTTCTCTTCTTCTCATTTTCGTCAGATATAGGCACCTGGAATTTAACAGGAGCTTTTGACAGGGTATCAACTACTTTACTGGCCAGGTTATGCAACTCATTGGTAGTATAATTGGCATATTCCCCCTTTTTGCCTAATTGAAACGGCTCCATAAGCCAGTGCTTTTTATAGTCATTATTAAAGCGTTCATAAAGGGGATTAAGTTCTTTCTCCTTTGTCCTTACGGCTTCCTCAATATCTTTAATGTCTGTAAAACCCATAAATCACCTCTAAATATCCTTTACAAACAGTGGGAACTCATCTTTAAGTGGCATTAAGCATATCCCAAGAACTTCATTAACTGGTAAGCAAGATAGGTCAATACTAGGCCCAGGATAATAATCTCAAATATCAACTTAGCCAGATAAAAAACGAACCTGCCTATTAGCTTCATCAAGTAGCTTCCTTTGCCTTCTCATCTTTGGGATAGACCATATTCTTACACTGGCAACAGGTTAGGCTAGTGCAATCTCCGAGATGGGTATGCTTGAATGTACCTATCTCAATAAGCACATACTCTTTACACTTTTCACACCAGTACTTAATCATCGCCTCTTGGTTGGCCTCCAGCCGTGTCGAGCTGCATTTCTAGCATTGGCTGACCTTTGAGCCTTTGCGTGTGAAGTAGAACGACCAACAACCTTTCCGGTACTTTTCTCAACAATGTTCTTACCTACCGCTTTAACTGGCATCTTATCTACCTCCTCCTCTAACCGAACTGGATAACCTTTATCTTGTCGGACTTGTGCCTTCCTATTTGACTGGCAACCGCATATCTCCTAGCATCCATACCATGACTGAACTGATGAGTTGTTTTATCTGTCAACTTGCCGTCTTTATCAGTTATATAGCAGAAGTTCCGCTGCTCCTTAATGCAATGCACACTATCTTTTGTCCAAGACTGTTCGAACTGATTAACTTTTTGGTGTCCGTACTCTACACTTCCAGGCCCCTTCTCACTGGGCTTAATGTTGAATCCCTTTTGGTGTATCTCTTCTATAGACTTCGGCTCACTCGAATCAGCAAATATCTCATCATAGTTCTTGGCTACTCCCAGCAAATCCATTGCGCGGGCTATAGCATCATTGGTTAATCCTGTCTCATAAATAAGTTCCCTACTGTAAAGGCGCTCGCCGACTATAACATTGGCTACAAGAACTGTTGGATCTACCGAATACCCAAAATCCAACCCATAAAACACATCACCGGAGGGCAGTACATCCACTTGTTTAAAGAAAGGATAAACCAAACCCTCTATCCTTCCTCTTAGTCCCAGGCCATATATATTCCACCAGTTCGGGTCCTTATCCTTATTGGATTCTATGTTGGCTACCACCCCTTGAGGGATAACATCAAGGGCATCAAGGTAGGTGCTATGTATCGTGGCGCTGTTCTCATCCTCCCACCAACCGGGGATTACCCGACCATCAGAGTCCTCATACTGATGTACCCAGAACTCACCAACAGGATTCCAGTCGCAGAAGGTAAATAGCTTAGTGCGAATGTCTAATCCTCTGGCCGCATCCCAAGATACATTATTTGCCTCATTGATAAAGAGAATATCACGCCGGGGGCCACGCACTTTATCAGATTCATCGGCCCCAAAGAACTCTATTGTACCCCCCCACCCAGGTCTCTTATAGACACAATCCGTCTTATTCCAATAAGAGTTTGAGTCTTGACTTTCGCCTAGTATATTAAAGAAGTCCCTAATAGCTCCACGCTTTAAGTGAGGTCGGGATTCACTCACTACAGAGATTAAAACCTTAGATTTAGCGTGTTGTGCTACTAAGATTAGAAGCTGAAGAATGGAGTATGTCTTACTTGAATATGTCCCACCCTCATTAAGCGCCCTTCTTTTACCACCCAGCCACGCTTCAGCGTTCTCCTCATATATCCTAGTGGTCCTGATGTCCACCAGTACCCTCTCCTGCTATAAGTCTCTCAGTCAGGTCTTTTGCCTTTTCCGAATAAACGAATATATTTATTGTCCTATTATCAACCACAACACCATCTCCGGGCTCATAAATATGCTCCATCTTATTGAGCTCAGCTATGGCCTGTATCGGGTTATGGAGCTTTAGAGTAGTGATATTAACAGGCTCTCCCCCCTTGCGATACACCTTGGTCTTTGTAGTAACTTCTGAAACGGCACCGACATTGGGGGATTTCTTCTCAACCTTTATACCGCTATCTTCAACAAAGTCAGGTATGTTTGCCCGGGTAATCTCTGTCAGTTTCTGCTTCCTCTCAATAATTGAAGCGATACTGGCATCAACAGCCATCTTGCGTAGTTCCTCAATCCTTGCCTTTACAATAGGCTTAATCAGGTTATGAGAGGCTATAGCTTCAGCTGTTTTAGGAGAGTAACCAGCATCGATAGCAGCTTGCCCAGCTTTACCGGTTTCAACATATTTCAAACAGAAGTCTTCTTGCTTCTGTGTCCATCTTTCCTTCATAGTTTTCCCCACAAAAAAGCCCGGGAGATTTACTCTCTCAGGCTCATTAAATGACTTAAAGGCGTAACTCCACGCCTCAAAAGACAGGTTATCACAAAAGATTTAGCTTTGTCAACCCCTTATTGGTTATTTTGGAATGTCGCATTTGCGATAGTTAGCATCAGGTATTTCCCGATATATTCTGTATAGGCTGGGGGGATTGCTTGGGTGAGTTCATATCTTGTCCCAGTCTATTCCCATGGCCTCCGATGCGGTGGTCTGGGGCGGCAGTGGCTTCCCCCTCCGCCCCGTCAATCTATCTCTGGGTCCATGCCCTCCCCTTGCATATACCCCAATAAGTTCTTCCTCAATGGCTCGCCTCAACCTTTGATGGTCTGGTCTCGGATAATTCAAGAACTGTTGCCAAGTCATAGCCACAAAGAGATGTGGTTGATTAGCCCATCTTGCTAACCCTATATAAAACGGGTCGTGGTAGTGTGTTTCATATCTCATAACATAGGCTCTTTGGTTTCTATCTCGCAGATAATTCAACCTCATTAAGTCCTCTTCGGGGGTTGTGTCAAATCCCACTAATACATACCAATTACTGCGATTGATACCACCTTTTGCCAACAAATCAATCGCTTTTTCAACAGATGGTAAATATGATAGG